GTTACAGCTATATCAAGAGCAAACAACTGGCGCACACGCTCTTGTTCAACAACTGTGCCTACAGGCTTGCCATATTCTTCGTCTACCTCAGTAATCATATGACCCACGCCTGTTGTACAGATTCCTAAATGATCTAGGTATATCTCGTACTTACAGCCTTCGTCTTCAGCTATCTCTTCTCGTAATCTATCTTTGTTCATGCTTTTCTGCGCTTGGTTGTTTTCTTTGTTGCTGGCTTCTTTTTCTTCTTGCCACCCCTAAGCAAATCTGCATCTGCACGCCTAGCTCCACCCTTGCCAGTGGCAAAAGACCGAACACGACCAGCGGCCCACTGATGCGCTGAAACCTTCGGCCTAGATCCAGAGCCGTAGTATGCGCCTAATCCCCTTGAATAAACTTTGCTTAGAGTAGATTTTGATATTCCAGAAGACTTAGAATATTTTGCTATTACAGCGGCTTTGCTCATCCCCTACTCCTTTGCTTGCTTATTCGATCCATCATAGCTGGTGTAAGCTTGCCCTGTCTGTAGAGCTTGGCAGTGCGCTTTATCTCTGCCTCACGCTTTTTTGGGTTCTTTGCGCCACGCACATACTTCTTTGGCACACCGCCCTTTGTCTTGGGTACTTTTGGAAACTTTCTTCTGCTCATTTCTTAAAACCCTTTATGCCTCGTATGCCAAAGCTTGCTCCAATACTAGCATACATAGCCCACTGAAACCACTGTGGGGTATTTTCTAAGGCTGCAAAACCCTGCTCCACATAAGGCTGTGTAAACGGAATAAAGCACATAGCTATGATTATAATAAACAAAATTGTCCAAGCTTCGTCCTTCCAACTATTGTCACTGGCCTGTGCCATAATCTTTTCCCAGCCAGCCTCATGCGTTGCAGCAACCTTCATCACCTCTGCTTCTGCCTCTGCCTTTGCTTTGGCAACAGCACCTTTGGCCTTTGTTTGCTCTACCTTGGACTCCATCCATGACCCAGCCAGTGAAGCTATTGGGCCTATCAATGCCTGTATCATTCCTCTATAAACTCCAATATCTCACCGTTTAGCATCATTACTTTGAACTGCTTGCATGACCACTTCTGGTCAAAGTTGTTTGTATGCCCCACATTACGTTTAATCTTACGCCTTATCGCCAAACATTCAGACAGCGAATCATGTGGGGTGTATTCTACCTTTTCCCCATTCATAACCAACAACAATACAAATGTAAGCTCAACCATCTCCGTTACGCAACTTCTCTATGTTTTCTTCTATGGCTGTGATTCGTTTCTCGTAGAACTCTAGCGTAAGTTTTTGTTGCTGGTCGTAAGGTGCTTTGCCATCCTCAACCTGAGACTGCAACTTCTCAAACTCTAAGGCAAGATGCTCTATAAGCATGAACTGCTCCGAATCGGCTGGCAAGCTACCCATCTCTCCTCTGGGCCACTTGATTCTAAACTCGGTGTTTTTTTCCAAGTCAGTCTTCATTATAGTGATAGATGTGTTGAGCCTGTTGATCTCTGAGGTCAACGTGAAGTATGCCCAGGTAGCTACAGCCACCGCACCTAGCATACTGATAATATTTCTTAGAGGCAGCGCAACTTCTGTGTTTTCGCTTACTCTTGGCATTTACTTCTCGGAGTTGAGCCAAACTGCAAGACTGCCTGTCATAGCTCCTGTGACAACAGATATCAAACTTGCTTGTTGTGTCGTAAGATCAGGCTGTGACAATGCCCACTCAATGCATCTAATGTACACGCCTGTCATGCACAACATCATAAATCGTGGCAGTATTTTTAACTCTAATAACTTTCTAGCAACTTCTTCTGCACTCATTCAAACCATCCCTTCAGCCAAGCAACCCAAGCAACCAAGCCACCAATCATACTGGCTATAACTACAACAAGAAACCCAAGCCCTAACATCTCCATGATTTCTTCTCGTCTTCGTCTTGCAAGCTCCTCTTGCACTCTGCGTTCTTTACGAGCCTTTGCTTGAAACTCTTGCCAATCCCTGTATAGACCAGCGCGACCATAAAGTTGCATCCAGCTACGCAAGTCATTCTCTTGCTGTCTAAGTTTCTCAAGGGCAATAAACTCTTCTAGATCACCCTTCCTTATGCTACCCCTTCTTTTTTTATTACCTTTTCTTTTGAGTTCTTCTTTGGCAATAATCAGGTCAGATATTGCTTTGCCGCACCTTGTTAAGTCACCTGTGTTTTGGATGGTCTTTTTTATTATTGCAAAGGCAGCATTAGCAGCCGCAAGCTCGGCTAACATTTTTTATCCTATGAGTAAGGACTATCGCCTAGCAAAGTTTTATCCCAAGCAGCCTTGAGCTTTGCTATTGTGGTAGCACTGTCAATGGCTGATGCCGCTGGTGCATCTCGCAAAGATTTCTTCTTTTCAGCAGAGGCGGCTTGTGCTGAACTATCGCCAGATTCAAGAGCTTTCATGAAAACCACATCTTCTGCCTCAAGCAAAGGCTTTCGCACCTGACGAATCTTTTCTCTGAACAACTCTTTAGCCTTAGTAATATCCTCTGAGATAACTTTGCCAGACAGCGACCATGCGCCTCTAAAATCACGGTTGCTAGGCATAGATGTGGCTTCTGCGCTATCTATCTTATTGCCATCTTTATCAACAATATACGTTGGTACAGCCATGTCTTACTCCTATGCTGCTTTGCTTATGCGCCAAGCATTACGCCAAACGCGAGTTTCTGGTAACTGGTCTTTGCGACAGATAACCATCTTTGGGCTGTTGCCCTCATCCCACGACTGCCAAACAGATTGTGGTATGTCCTTCTGAATTAGGTATTCGATTGCTTCTTCTTCAGTCATAGCCTCGACAGGCTCTGTATCGTGCAACAGATAGCCACGAGTATGCTTCTTAAAGTCAGGCTGTGCTTCGTCTTTGGCTAATTCCCAGTAAACCCACACTGGCGGTAAGATGCCACCCTGTAACGCACAAGCCATCCAGTTTAAATCAGGCACAAGTATTTTAGCGCACTCGTCTATGCTGTCTTCGTAGACTACGCGATATTCTGACTGATACGGCTCAAGGTTTTGTTTTGCCCAGCACAGTCTATCCCAGAGATGTATGCCTTGAAATTTAGGTGTTTCCATTAAGCTAAGTCTCCAAATACTTGCAAGCAGATGTCAGCCGCATCTGCTACAGTTCCAGCACCTGAAGTATTGGCTGGGTATAACGTCCGTACACGGCAATCTGATGTGGATCGATCTGAGCCTACAATAAAGTTCTGCGAAATTGTTGATGGATCCGCACTATTTCCACCCGTTGAATAGTTGCCGTTATTCATAGCACTAGTAAAGTTCACATCATAATCACCGTCAGTATTGTCCAATAGGCCAGACACATTAAAGGTGTCTCGTGAGGCAATCGTACCTGTGCCATTAAAATTTACCCAACTTTTACAACTACCCTCTACAACAAAGTTTGTGGCAATAGACCCTGCGGTTGAATGGGTCAGAGTGTCCGCTGCGATTGTGCCAGCCATTATGCTAAATCTCCAATGGTTGCAGTTGCAGTTATGTCTCTGTTAGTGTTAGTTCCAGCTGCGGTAGAGGTAAAAAATTTACAATCACTTGTTGTCATTTCTGCATTGCTCCAAAGCCCCGAAAAAGCACTTGAAACAGGTAACTCCACATAATCTGCGTTAGCCATGTTATTTGTAAACACTGTTGTCCACGCACCATCACCAGACTCATCGATGAGTGAACTTTTATTGAAGCTGTCATCAAAAGCAGGTGTACCAGCAGTGCCAATAAAATGACCCCATGATTTACACAACCCCTGCTGAAGATTAGTTGTGGTTGAGTTTCCTTCACCTGTTACAGCAATAGAGCCAGCAGTGCCTGTACCAGTGAGCGTGTTTACCTTAACCGTACTCATGCTAAGTCTCCGTGAACTGTTCCCATGTTTTCACAATGATCTAATACAGATGTTCCACTGTGAGCAGTGTATACGACTGTAAAAGTAGAGGAGGTTTTTTGTTTGCTAGTTTGAGTGCTTTCAACGTAATGACCCAGACTACCATTATAGGCGGTATTATAAGAAACATCTGAGGCGGCTGCTACATAGACACTTGAACTCATATTATTTGTGAAAGACAACGATGTATCCCCTGGCCCATTATCGACCACACCTGAAATATTAAATGATCCTGCTAATGCTGTGCTTGTAACAGATGTATATTCAAAAAATGCTTTAGCCGCAGTTTGTTTAGTTAGCGTTGCAGGGCTTGTGCCATCACTTGCTACGATTGTATCTGCTTTTAATGTACTCATCTAAACCACCGTATAAGTTTCACCGCTGCCAACCGTGACTGTCACACCGCTGTTGATTGTTATAGGGCCAGCACTCATAGCGTTCTTACCATTGGTAATCGTGTAGTTGGTTGTCACCGTCTGACCGTTTTCATAAAACACTTGGTCTGAACCACCGCCAGTAGCCCCAGCAGCTATGCCTGTCAAAGCTGACCCATCCAATGCTGGCATTGCTCCTGTAAGCTGTGAAGCTGCTATGCTTTTGTTGGTGAGGGTTTGTGTTGCAGAAGTTCCAACAATTTCTTGATCGCCCCCTGCTGGTAATGTCAAAACATTTGTAACAGTTGCAGAATGTGGTTGCGCTTTTACAGTTTGACCGTGTGTGTTAGCCTCACAGTTAAATACCAAAGTGCCTGGGTTAGTGTTTCCTTTGAGAACTGTTTTGCCAGTGCCATTTGGATTCAATTCAATGTCACGATTACTTGTGGTAACAATATCAAACGTCACCATATCCAAGTCACCCCCAAGTTGCGGTGACGTATCCCCAGATACGTCAGTTATCCCACCGCTACCATCACTGCCTGAGTATGAAAAATCTACTCTAATGCCATCTGAATTACTAAATGTGCCATTAGATACAAGGTGTGACACAGGAACTTTTGTATAACCAGATGCGTCTGTCACTGAACCTGTAACTTTATACAAAGCAAAAGTAGACGCAGTGCCTTCTTTTTCTATGTGTATCAAGCCCCTTGCAGTTGCATTATTTGCATCATCAAAACTTTGCACAAAGCCAGAAATATCTGCACTATTATCATCTGCATCATCAAAGTACATTTCTGTCACTGATGCCAACGTGCCGTTGTTCAAAGCAAGCTTTCCTGCACCTGGATCTGCATCAGATGTACTGTTGTTAAAAGTCATCTGCAAGCCAGCACTGTTGCCTGTTGCACCAGTATTACCTGTAACAAGACCAAAGGCCAACGCAAGCGCACCAGTAGACGCTGTGTAGGTTGCACTAGCTGTAGGACTGCCACCAGCAGATACAGCCGACACTGAAGTTGTAACAGTATCTACCTTGCCTTCTGTAACCTGTAGATTCCCACTGCCATCAAACCCAAGCACCTTGTTTGCTCTGGCTGTTGCATCGTCTGTAAACTCTGCTGTAGCGATTACATTAGCCTGAGATACCTTAAGCGATCTTCCAATCTGCTCTTCAAGCTCTTGCGCTATAAAGGTCAACTTGTCTAGTGCATCTTCATGTGTGGCTGCTGGAAATGGATCGTTAGGTACATAATCTGTAAGTTGTGTTCTTGCAGTTGTGCGTAGCAAAACCACTGTCTCACCGCTTGCTGGTATATTGCCAGAAGTAAAAACAACATTGCCACCACTTGCACTTCCAACGCCTGTTACAGTGTAGTGAGTTGTTTTAGTCTTAGTTGTTTCTGCGCCTGTCGAATCGGTGCGAATGATGACTGTAATATCATCATCATCAAATATTTTAAAGTCGTATCCAAACGTATCGTTAGATCCGTCACCGCCTGCACTTTTTCTGGTAGTGGTGCTACTTACTGTCATGCTTTACTCCAGTGTTGTCCTATCATATCAAAAATACTTGTTTTCTTAAAGCCTCTTAATCTTTGTCTTTGTCAAAGTACGCCTCTAAAGAAAATTTAGCTATGTCAATCATTGTTTGATACGAATCATCTATAAGCTGCCTTTTCTCTACTTTGTTAATGTCAGGGTTTACATGAACTGTTCTTATTAACTCCCTCAGAGTTGACATGGCTTGACCAGCCGCCTGTATCTGTAAAAGATCTAAGTCCGATTTTTGTATTAATCTTGAGATTTCATCTTGATTGTTTTCACGTTGCAACTTGTTTAAGGTAAGTAAAAGTCCTTCAGATTTTCTGTATTTTTTGTAAAAACTTTGTATAAATTCAGAAGAGCCAGCAGGATTTCTTATTAGAAATGCTCTTATGATTGGCAAATCTTCAAACATACTTAATGGTTGTTCTGGCTCTTTTACTATGCCACTAACTCTTAGAGCTTTGTCTGCAACATCAACAGCATATCTTCCTAAAGTTCCAGACCAATTAGCAATAAGCTGGTCTATTTGAGCAGGGCTTTGCAAAAGTTTTGGTGCGTTGCCGCCTGTAAGTTCAGCTATCGTTTTGCCCAGTAGTTTCGCTGTTTCACTTGTATATTCACTATACTGATACTCAGGCAACATTTTTTCTGTGCCGTAGGGTATGATCGGCAAATTGTTAAAGATATTTTTGTTTGACCAAAACTCTATCATGGGCTTGGCAAAATCTGGCACAGGCATGAGGCCAGAGATGTTGCTTGTGGCAAACTCTTTTACAAACCGCAAAAACTCTTCACCTTTTTCGTTATACGCCCAATCCAACATTCTTTCTGGCAATGTTCCAAATAGCAAACCTGGCTCAAACGGCTTAGGTATTCTGTATATTGTATAGTCATTATCGTCTTCTACTATGTTATCACCAATACCTATCTCTGGTGTGATGACAATCCAGAACAAATCTTTTTGCCATTGCGGAAGTTGTTGGTATCTAGGGTCATCGTGATTAACATACCAAAGCAATATGCTTGGTGCTGTAATGTATTTAAATGTTTGAAGCGTAGTATAAGCTGGCTTTTCTTTAAATGCCTGTGCAAGTCTTGCGTAGCCTTGCAAACGAGCGTTGAAAAACGCTGTAATTTGGTTCATTGCTTGAACTTTAGTTCCAATTTTAGCAAAGTCTATTGTGAGATCTCGACTTTCAAAACCTGACCTTTCAATAATATCTCTGTCAGAAAACTGTTCGTTTCTTCTGCTAAGATGTTTGTGAGATAACTTATAGTTGCCAATCCTTGATGTGCTTTCAAAAAGTTCTGCAAATATCCGCAACATCTCAAGAGGGTTGCTAATTTGATTCCGCACTTTGCCGCCAATCAAATAATCTTTTACATTCTTTTGAAGGTAATTTCTGTCCATACTAACCATCATGGACTGCATAGCACCTGATTTTGTCCACTCTTGATATAACTTGTCTGATTTCAGCATATGCCAAAATCCTTGATAGGAATGGACAAACGGGATAAATCCTTTGTCAGACATAATTGCTGACGTAACTGTATCTCTGTTAAAGTTACGCAACATAAAATCAGGAGCAAGTGTAGAGCCAGCCCTAAGTAGTCGTGAGGGTACGGATAAAAACTTTAGAAGAAGGTTTGCTTCATACCTGTTTGTATTCTTAAATGCAGCACCAAGCTCTGGCCCAACTTCCCATATCTCTCTTTTGCCGTTCCTAAAAATAGCAATTTGTCTGTCATTTACTATCCCGTGTTCACGCCGAAACACAGTAATTCCTTCAGCAAATTCTGGACGTATTGGTGCGTCAAAAGCCTCTGCCATTTCTTTGGCCTCTACTTTTGTTGCCTTTACTCTTGCAGGCACTTTAAATACTTCTGGAAAAATTTCTGGTCTTTGTTCAACCATTTCAATAAAATCAACAAATGATTTGTTTCTTTCAGCTATGGTCATGTGATGAATAGTGTTGCCATAAATGCTTTGTATTGGATCTAGTATTTGACGCTCAGAGCCTTTGAATTGTTTGTATGGATTTTTAACAGACTTTCCAAACTCGTTTCGCCCAGCAACAGTTGTTTCTTCTAATACTCTATAAAAAGGCACATAATCTTTGTTTGCTTCTAACATTAGTTTAGCATTTTCTTTGCTTACTATGCCGCTATCCACAAGGTATTCCATAATTCTTGTTTGATAATCTGTAAGATCTCTTGATAACTGCCCGTATTTAGCATCTAATTCTCTCACAACCAATCGTGCTTCTTCTATCGGTATGCCTGTTTTTTTACCTTGAGCATCTTTTTCTAAGGCACGTTTTGCTATCAAATAGCTCCTTGCCTCGGTAAGATCTTTAGTGTTTTTTATTGGTTCAAAAACTTCTATCAAAGACTTGCCGTTAATTTTGAGAGTTTTAAAATCTAACGTGCCAAACCTGATAGCGTGCATAGCTCTACCCACAATACCAGGCTGTATTCTTGCAGAAAGGTACGGGTTCATGGCAGTGTCAAACTTGCCTCCAGCCTCTTCAAATCTTCTTACTGCGCTAAGTATTGGATGTAATTTATCAACGAACTGAGTAACGAATTGACTTCTAAAGTCCTTTATTCTGCCTCCAAAATATGATGTGCTTGGCGGCTCAACCTGTACCCTGCTGTTTATAGCATTTACGGCTTCAGAGAGAACCTCTGGGGCTACAGGCTCTGCGATAGGCTCTGGCTTTGGTTCTGGCTTTGCTGGCTCTAGCTTTGATGCTTGTCGTTCTCTTCTTGCTTGGGTTGCTTCCGCGCTAAGTTCTGCTTGAGTTTTAGGCACTTTAGGCGCAGATCCTTCAACAAACGGCTCAACGGCTTCTTCTGGCTTTGTCTTATCTCTAAATTCTTTGATGTTGGAACTAGCAACATCTTCCAACTTTCTTGGGTCTGAAATAACTTCTGATACAACTTCAGCAGGGCTTTTATTACTTTCCTTGCTTCTGTTCAGCACCATGTTTTTGCCTTTTACTCCAGCCTCTGCACCACCAAACGTGCCTAGTACCAGTGCTGTGTTAATTAATTCATCAGATGTGGGCAGTTTACCTTCTAGCAACGCACCCATGCCAGTAAATGCCACATATTGTGTGGCATAGTTGCCGATTATAGAATCCTTGAAGCCCAATGTTTTTGGCAGACCCATAGCCGTGCCAAGTGTTATGCCTGATTTAACACCTTCTTTAAACCCATGGTCTATGAAAATATTCCACCATTCTTTAAAGCCTTTAACATCACCTTTGTTAAGAGCCTCTATATACATATGTTTTATAGAATCATTGGTGAATCCCGCAGCAAACCCAGTTGCGTAGGGGTTGCCACCAGTAAGCCTATTTCCAACCAAACCGCCAGCAATAAACGTAGGTAGATCTGCTCCAATAGCACTTATGCTTTCCCACCAACGCTCTATGTGTCCCGTATCTTCTGGCTCTGCTGTAAGAGCATCATTTGCTGACGCAGCAGTAGGTATATTAACACCAGCATGATACTGCAATGCTAAGTTAATGTTTGATTTGCCAATGCCTCTTGCCCAGTATTCTCCAAATTCAGCGTCACTGCCGACAGCCCACTTTTTTACTTTAGAAGGTATTTCTTTGATGGTTTCAGCAGCTTCACTAATAGCCTCAACGTCTGCCTCTCCAACGTCCTCTGGGACTTCTGGAGCATCGTAACCAAAGTGCTGCCGTGTCTCATCGCTTATGCTATTCCAATAATCAATAATTGGTTGCACAAGACTTGGCTTATCTTTCTGCGTGACTCCTGCATATTCAGCAACTTCATCTTCTGTAAACCCAGCAGCAATAAGCTCTTGCACTTGTCCTGATGTGTGCTGATTAATCTCTTCTTCAGAAAAGCCAGCAGCTTTGAGTGTTTCTATAGTGGACTGAAACTCTGACATTACTGCGTCATCTCATCAAAAATTGCTTGTTTGCCGCTTGTAACCCAAAGTTGATATTCCTCTGAATTTAAATATTCAGATGGTGACATACCTTGGGGCCGTGGCGGTGGGCTTACATCCGCTAGTGTTGGCTCGTCTTTTTTCTCAAAAGCCTTTTTTATGTTATCTAATTGTTGCTGAGGGGTAATTGCATAAAAATCATCATCCTTCAAAATGTACTCTGGACTTCTGGGATTTAACAGTTGATCTGGGGTAGCACCTTTATCAAGACCTTGTATAAATCTAATTCTCATTTGTTGAGTGAAATCATAGAATCGTGTTTCACCTGTAGGATCATATTTTATAAAAGCTGGATTGCCTTGTACAAGTTGTTTATTTCCTTGTAAAAATGCATCAAATCTTCGCAGTGCTTCAGTTCTTGCTTTGTCTTCTGATGACACTGAAGATTTGTTTTTAGCACTCAAATCTTGCTCAAAATCTTCAGCATTTTGGTCACTTATAGTAATCCCTTGTCTATCTAATATGCTTTTGCCTTCACTATTACTGGCCCTATTTGCAAAGCCTTCTAAACCTGCTTCAGAAGGCAACGTAAACTTTTGAGTAACACTTGTAATGCTACCGTTCATTATGCCTTGACTTATTCCTCTATAAATTATAGGGCTGCTGTCGGTTACAATTTCACCCCTTGCCCTTTTTGTAGCTAACGCAATCAATTGTTCTCTTAACTTCTCCCCATCTTCCCCTTGAAAAGCTAGCTGATTAATAGCAGCAATACTGGGAGCGTTTGGGCCACCTTTGATGATATCAGTTTTAGTATCTGTAAACAGGCTAGCATTTGCCTCATCCACAACACGCTTGGCCTGAGATTGCTGAAAAGTAAGCTCAGACTGCATTGAGTTTTTGTCTTTTTCGGCTTTTGCAAAAAACTCTTTTTTTCCTTGTGAGTCTAAGTCATCAAAGATTGTTTGAAGGGCGGGATTATTTTCAAAAACTTTACCAGATATTAAATCGTTATATCGCGCTTCTATTTCTTCGGGTGTTCTTAATTCTGTTCCAACATCTTCCAAAGACAAACTTGTTGTTAAAGTGGCAACATTTTCTGATCTTACTCTGGCTCTTTGAGATTCAAAGTCGTTTCTAAATGATCTAATTTGCTCAGGAGTTAAATCTGGTTGTCCTTCGGCAAAGGCTTGCGCTTCATTCAATTGCTTTAAGGAAGAGGCTGCATTTAATTTCTGAACAACAGTTCTTTTTGCTATAGCGTTTTCAACAAATTGAGGTGTAAAAGATCCCAAATCCAAACCATCTATTGGTTGCCTTTTAAAAATATCGTTGAGTTCATTTGATAATGCAATTTGATCAGGATGAAGCTCTGGCAAAACAGCTTTTTTTTCAATGATGGTTTGTATTCTATTTCTGTCATTTGCACTTGCTATTGCTGTTCCTCTAGCATAAGCTTTTTGCTGCCCTTCAATGTTTTGTGACGCAAAAGTAGGGGCTAGCTTTTGTAAAATTGAAGCCTTTTGTGATTTGGTAATATTTAAAGTGTTAATTCTATTTTCATAACTTTCTTGAAATGTTTTATAATTAGATTTGTAATCCTCTGTATTAGTATCTTTATTATTTATATTGAATTGAGTTCCCTCACTAGCAAGTTTTAAAAATTCCTCTGAATAAATTCTTCTTGTTTCTCTTTCCTTCTCTCGCATACCAAAATCAAAAGCAATCTTTCCAGCTTGCTTTGCAAGATCAGCTTGTGCTTGTGCAGGTGCAGTAAACGCCCCCACGTTTGCTCTTGGTGACAGTGCGCCAGTTGCCATTCTAGTGGTTGCGCCTTGTCCTTGATTGTATAAAGGTATTTTTGGCATTTAATCACCTAAGACATAAGAGTTGATGCTTGTTGTCCACCCTGCAGCAAAGATCCCACAGCAGCAGTGCGGAAAGCCGATCCCCTTGCAGCACCCTCTGTTCTTGCCAAAGCAGCCTCAGATTCTTTTTGTACTTGCTCAATGCTTGAGGCATATCTTATTCTTGCTGCGTCTAGCTCTGTGTTAAAATAAGTATCAGCCAAAGCTTGCAAAGGACTGCCAGCTATTTCTATTCCCGATGCTGCTGTTGCCGTTCTTTGTTGAGAAATAAGTCTACTAGCATTTCTTCTAAGGGTTCGATCTTCATCAACTTTTGCTCTTTGCAATACGATTGCTTCATTTTCTGCAAGCCTTGCATTATACTCACCAACAGCTTCAGCATTTTTAGCCGCAGCCATGTTGCCCTTGAAGCCCATCAGTCCTGCTAATACAGATGCCCCTGCTGCTACATCAGCCATTACATTAACCTCGCATAACGAACATAGTCTGTGCCATCTGGCCCATACTTTTTCATAATACCCTCTTTTTGGAATCCAAGCCACTGTGCATATCTATTTGCTGTAAGGTCTAGCACAGACACGCTTGCTTGTATCCTATACAACTTATGCTCTTCCTGTATGTGCTGAAACAGCATATCAGTATATCTAGCAACAGTCTTAGGCTTGTTGTAGCCCTCTTTTCCTACTAACAACCATGCTTCCCCCACGCCTTCCCACATTGGATGCACACCGCCTGTAGCCAACACTACATCACCATCCATGCCCGTATAACCAATTACATCCTTACTTGCACCCAAAGATTCTTTCCCGCTGCTTGTCATATCAAACAGAAGGTTGATCTTGTACAGATGTTCTTTCTTGAATGGTATTATCTTAGGCATCAAAAGTATTTGACCTTCTCATTATTGCTAACACTGTCATTGGCAAAGGCTGTGATTGTCTTATGACTACCTTTGCATCATTATCATATCCCGATGGAAAGCTTATTTCTTTGTCACCGTTAAACAGCGGTACAGCTTCATCCATAGCCATGCTGCTGTCTCTGAAAGGCAGTCTATCTAACTCTGTTACTGATGGCCCAAGCTCTGCTCCTACCGTGTTGAAGAACCTTGCTGTAACGCCATGTATGCGTTTTATTTTACCTTGTGCCACACCGTCTTCTGCGCCAGCTTCAAGCCTGAGTGTTTCTATTGTTGATCTGTAACCAAACCCAATATGAACCTTTGAAGAAGACCTATCCAGTGTAATCGCTCCGTTTGTTACTGTCTTATCTGGATGAGTTGAGCCATCAGCTAGAATAGATACTATCTCTCCTTCCAGATGATTTAGACTTGTTATTGATGTTGTTGCTGTGCTGTCGTAAGTCAAACCACTGTCCAAGAAAAAAGCATCTGCAACATCTTCTCCAAACTCTATTGGCTTGAGAAACTCTATGTGCCTCACAGTGCTTCCATTAATTTCTCTTTTGACAGACATATACACTTGGTCTTCTGAGCCACTTGGTATTGCACTTATGCTTTCAACGATTGCCGCAGCTTGATTCGTTGTTGTAAGCCTAGTGGTATCAGAGCTTTTTACAGACAAAAGCCCACCAGCCGTAGGAGATGTTTCCTTGATTGTTACAACTGCTGCTGCTGGGTTTTCTACCGTAAAATCAGAATGTGAATTGATAGCCGTAAAAATATTGTCTGCTGTCACATCGTTTGATGTATTTGGTCTAAATCCAAGTGATGAGGATGGAGCCGAACTACCAACCGCCTCTGATGTAAATGTAACAGTTGTACCATCACTCTTAGTGAATGTAAGCGTTGTGCCTACAGCTATATTAGCAAAATCACTTACTGTAACAGTTGCGTGTGCGCTTGTGCCACCTATAGTGTGGTCATGCCAACCTACAGCATTATTAGCCCTGTCGTATGTTAGGCCAATCAAACGTCCATCTGTGTGAACAAACCAAAGTATTAGCTCTGGTTCTTGCTGCCACACCATGTCAGTCAAGCCGCCTTTTGTAATATGTTCTGCAAGAATCGTAAGATCAATGCCAAGCAATCCATCTGTATCAAGATTAAAGGTAATCTCTTTTACTTTCTCCTGACCTTTTTGAATAAGTATTGTGCTATTGCCAGCCCTTACAGGACGCACCTCAGAACAACCAAATGTTGTTTCTCGCAACACATTTACATTTGTTGGCGAAACAGGCGTTGAACCTGTGCCACCCGACAAGGTAAACTCTGAGCTTGTTGTAAGTATTTGTAGAAATCTTGCTGGCAATAAATGCCTTATGACGTTTACTTTGTCAGACGCAATCGTAAAGTTTACTGCCGAATCATCTAGTGTGCCTGGAGTATGGTTTTCAAAGTCAGCACTTACTGAGCCAAATATTGTCTGTGGCTGTCCTGTAGTGCCAGCAAAGTATAGACGTTGCTCGTAGAAACCAACTGCCTTTGGAAACCCTTGATCTCCACCAAAAGCACCTAATGAAAATTTTGTTGTTGTATTGCTGCTACCTACAACACTTGCTGGCAACACACCATCTTCGTTTTTAAACAGTGCTGTAACCTCTGTTGCGCTTGTAAATCCAGTGATTTTTACAAACCCTGACCCACTGTGTTGAAACTCCCATGTGATTGAGCCATAAGTTTCTGAACCAGATAAATGTACAGGTGGGCTAGTGCCACTTGATTGTGATCCAGAGTTAGTTTTCTTGTAAACATTATCACCCTGACGAACCAAATCATTTTGTGCATAACTTGTGCTTGCCGCCCATGCGTCATGCTCTACCTCGATAACCTCTCTAAAACGTATAAGCCTTCCTACATCTGATGCAGAAAACAAATCTGCTGATGCTGTGATAGTTACACTGCCAGTGTTTGCAGAGGAAAACAAAGTTGTGTCAGTTATGTTTTCATCAAGGTATGGGCCATCTGTAAAATCTATGTCAGCAAGCGTAAAACTTGTTGCTGTTGTTCTTGTCAGCTTGGCTGGCTCATGGCTTTTGTGTGCAAGAAACAAAACATCTGCTGATTGAGCATGAGTAATTTCAAATATATCTGTAACACTGTAAGTGGTTGTAACCTCTACTATCTTGCCAACTGTACCGCCACTTGCGTATGTCGTAAACGCACTGCTGTTGATGCCTGATAATTCAAACCTTGAAGATGTAGCTGCACTTGAAGAGGTTGATGTTGCAGAAGATGTACCGCCTGTTAAAGTTTCTCCACTTTGGAAAGTGCCAGACACTGTTTTCAAAATCATGTTTGAACTAGTGTTTGAAATATATACGCCAGTAGCAGACGATGTACCCCCAGTTATAGTTTCACCAGCAGTATATGTGCCACTGATGCTACCAATACCAATGTCAAACCTTGGCACAGCAGTAAATTCAAGGTTGTTTACCTCTGTCATGCCAGCAACAGACTTAATGAACACCCTGTCACCATCACTCAAGCCATGTGAGTTTGCAGTGACCACTGCTGGGTTTGCTTTTGTGATTCCAGTTATGTTAGTGGTTGCTTCTGTAAGTATACCACCATCTTTGTAAAATCTTATGTAGGTTGCGCCAAACTCAAGCACATAGGCCTGCTCATCGCTAAACTCAAAGTTGATAAGTCTTACTTTGCCACCGTCTTTTGAGCGTCCAGCAAAGAAAGAACCTGGCCTTCTAGTCACGCCACCAGAAGGGAAGCCAATCATATTATTTACTGTCTGTGCTGCCTCGTTGTATTTCTGAAGGTCTATCCTGCCTTCAAGTTTAGGCGATATTTCCCCAGCCCGAAAGTTGGTGATGATGGTAGAAACTCTTGCCATGCTTACAACCTGATGTTCGTAAAGTCATCTGCTTGTGGCTGCTCTGGGAAGCCTTCCATACTGTCAACACCCTTTGCCTCTTTCAAGCGGTCTTCATAGATTGCTATCATGCCCTGAGACACGCTGTTACTGCCTGTGATGTTGTAGGCTATCTCTGCTGCTAACCTCGCTGATATGGCCTTATTAAGAAGGCTGTCATACTGTTCTGTGTCTGTTACACGGCCTATGTAGATAATATTACAAGTGCCTTCGTTCGATAAAACCTTACGACCCTCTATCTTGAACATCACGTTGCTGTCATAAGCTGCAACATCGTTGTTTACATTGCTATTCCAAAAGGACAGCACACGCAAACAGAAAGGATCTGTAGGCAGGGAATATTGAAATGAAAAGCCGAAAGCTGGTGTATCTGTATCTCTTGCTAACGCTCTTCTGGTGATTGCTATGTTCCAAGGGTGTGAGCGTAAAACAGCATCCCTTACATCATCAAAGTTGCCGTTACATAGTCTGGCTTCTTTTGAGTTTTCTGTAAGAGATGTAATGTTGGCAGCACCCAACAAATCCAAAGCTCTGTTGCACAAGTCAACAACTGATGCCATAGCAAACTCCTAAATGGGAGAAGGCAGCTTGCGCTGCCCTCTCTTACTGTTTAGTTCACAACGTAGTGAATAATGAACGACATATCACCGCCAGTGCCACCAGTGGCATTGAATGTTGCGGCTATGTAGTAATACCCACCTGGATCAGTTGACGCTCCTGCATTTGTGTACAGTTTCGCACCAATCGTGTTGATGTCTGCTGCCTCTGTCCTCAGATCAGCTACGGCTGTTGTGCCGTCTGCCACTGATGTTGCAAAGAAGTCTTCGTCAACAACAGTGCCGTCTGTCTGATAGATGCCAACATTAAAGGTACAGCTACCACCCAAAGCATCTGCTGCAACCTGTATGGCTGTAATAGATGCGTTACTTGGGATAGGTGCTAACATGACAATATCATTGTCTGTGCTATCACCAGCAGCTAACGCCACAGTACCTTGAGCAACACGCAAAACACCGTGAAGCTCTTGGCTGTCGTTGGCAATCTGTGGAGAGGCTTCAAAATTAGCTACAAGATCTGAATTTTTCGTAGTCATAATTTACCACTCCTTACGCTGATTCGTCACAGTCAATCTGGACAACTTTTTCTTCTTCCATGCGAGTAGAGCCGATGCTCATGCAATAATAGACTTGTGTTGCGTAACCTTTGTCGGAACGCTCGTCTATTCTTGCCATTACATCTTTACCAATCGCCAGAGCAAGACCATCCTCTGCCCATGCAAAGCATGAACGGATGTTGCCAGTTTTTGACAAACGATTTGATACGATAAAGGTAAAGCCCATGAACTGGTTTACCTCACCTTGGACTAACGCTTTGACCGTGTTGAAGTCGCTGCTTGTGACGTTTGTATCACCTAACAGTGCTTCAATCTGATCTGGGCCAACAGCGATATAGCGTGGTATTGACGGATCAACTGACGCAAGATCTAAGGTCTTCTTTGCAGTCCTAAGTTTTGCAACAGTCAAGTCAGCACTACCATCAGCAATCTGCTGACCAGCAGGAAGCGCAGTTGATGTGCTGCCTGTCTCACCAGTAAATGCTGTGCCTAAAGCTGCTGAGATGATTTCATCGTCCATCGCTCTACCCAGTGCAAAAGCAGCAGCCTGTGCATAAGCGGATGTCGGGTCAATCAACATACGAACTTTATCCTGCTCATCGATTAGATCAGCATATTCGTAGTCTACAAGGGTCACACGACGCCTTGCATGGGGTGTGTCGATCTGGGGAGTGTCGGCGTGTCTCGTTGTACGCTTCTGCGCTGTTGCCTTGCCCACCTGATCAAAGAAAGCATTTTTGCCCTGCATACTTTCTACACGCACAGCATCACGCAAAAGAGAACCTTTTTGCTGTGATAGCATCTGCACGTTTGCAGAGTATTGCTGGACAAATGCCGTGGTTACTTCGATAGACATCTCTGTCTCCTTTTAGCCAGTTACATTTGATTTTGCAGATTGCTACCCGATAGCTCGGACACTCCTAGAATTTTTGGCCTTCTTGTGGCCTTCGTCTTTCCGATTGTCATCAGGACGAGTTTCCTCGCTCCCCTGCATTACCCACTCGTAGTACAAGTCTGCAAGTAGGTGTGGTTGAAGTATATCACGACTTTTGCCATTTTCAACAGCAAGTCTTAAACACTCCAACCTAATTTCTTTTTTTGTCAAACCTTCATCCATGTATGATTTCCATCAACTCTTGCACCCGATTGACCGCCCTGTCTCTGGCAATAGCATCTCTGCTGGTGTAATCTGGGCCTCGCATGATTGCATCCACTTCAGCTTGCGCTGTTTGCTTTGTCATGTGATTTACCTGTGAACTTTCTTTAACTGTGTCTTCACTTGTCACAGATTGTTTGAACTCTGCAAACTTTGCAAATGTCTTAATAAACTCTGGATGATCTCCCAAGTTTGTGCCATCTGCCAAAGCAATATTTGTAATAGATTCAACGTCAGAAAACTCTTTGGCTACAGCTTTTGCTCTCTCCACATTCTGATCATAAGCAGAACCCCACTCAGCTTTAAGTGCTGCAACAGAATCTACTTGCGCCTGATGCTTTGCATCTGCATCTGCTTTCACAGACTTCTCAACCGCACCCTTGTAATATTCAAGGATTGCACTAGCAGCAGATGGGGTCAGACGATTTTTGTGAGCTATTTCTGAAAACTCTTTTGCCACATCTTCTGTGACTATCTGACCATCTACAGCTATTTCGTATCCTGTTGCTGCCTCTGGTCTGCCAAGTCTGTCAGCAATCCTGTCCAAGTCTTCATCTGTTGGATTAGCTGGCAATGGCAACTTGTCTGCCCCCAGCAACTTGGACTGATTGACGTATGACCTTGCTAAGTTTGGCACATCTTTAATAGGTGAAAGACTTGGATGCTCTCGCAAGTCCTCTGGTATCATGTTCAAAAACTCGTTACCAGACCCCCCTGACGCTACCTCTGCTGGCGTTTCTACCGCTGGTGCAGGGGTTGCCTCTGGCTGGGCTACCTGTTCGGCGTTTTCTAATGACATTATTGCTCCTCTCTCATCATGTTGTAAACGTGAAGAATGACTGCTCTTTTGCCCTCTTCATAAGCTGTTGCGTTGGCATCGCCAGCAACATAACTAGGCGTTCTAAAATTACACCTAGCTTCCAGATCAGCTAAGACTTTACTTCCGCTGTCTGTATTAAATGTTTGTTTATACAGGTCTTTTAGTTTGTCTATTTGTTGGTTCACTTGCTTATCATTCTGCTGGCCTGTGCAAGCTGTGCTACATTCTGCACATCTTCAGAATCTTGCATGGCCTCTGCCTGTCTTGCTTGCTCTTCTGCTCTTGCCTGTCTTGTCTGTTGTATTTCTGCCTCTGACCTTAGTGTAGTCTTTGGAACGCCAAGAGCTTCTGTAACGTGCCGCACTAATCCGTCTGGATCTATGTGATCTCCAACAGGAAGTGATTGCGCCAGTGGCATAAGTATTTCCAACGCCTTCATGGTACTGTTCAGACCGCTGGACTTCTGTGCGCGAGCCAACGGTGAAACATATTCTATATCCACATCACGCCCCTGTAGTATCTCTGGTGCTTGCCGCAACATATCTGCTCTCAGCATTAGCGAGAACACACGGTCTATGAGTGGACGCAGCATTTCATTCTTGAGACGGTCTAAGGCTGGGCCTATTACTCTCATCTGTTCTTGCTGACGCTGCACTACTTCTGTTGCAGTCATGTTTGGCCCACCGCCTGTAAGAAGCTGGTCTACATAAAACGCT